TGTTACGATTCAGCCCAATCTTTAGTTCAAATAAAAGACCTGTGTGCTTACTGATATCATTTTTTTGCATCAGTTACACCTGCACTTTGCTTTTTAACAAAGTCAGACCCTATTTGTGGATCTAATTGATTTAAAGTTGCAAGTGAATTCATTAACTTAACAACTTCAGCATAGGGTTTACTCATTAGATACCTCATGATTTCCGTCAATTGTGTAGAACTTATTAAAAAAGTTCTTTGGGGTGGTTGTGTTGTTGTCGTAGACTTATCTTTTGCGTTAGTAGCCATCTTTCTTTTCTCCTTCTTGTTATATTATTATCCTCTAAACTGATAATATTTATCTTCAATTAAATCTCCATTTAACAAATAAGGATTATCAATCTTCTTATTATCATAAAGTTCCCTTAAGTCCCTTATGGTTTGGTTTAATGTTCTATGTTGTTGAAGACAACCACAAACTAAATCCTCAACTTCAATCAGTGCATTTTTAACTTGACCCATTATTTGACTCCTGTTCTTTTTTACATTTATTAAACTTATCTAAAATAATTTTTTGCTTCTCAACTTTCTTTTGAATAGCTATTATTATTTCATAATAAGAATTCATTTTTCCCATTTCTGCCATATGATCACCGTGACTATACTCTTTTTGTTTCATTCAACCTCCTTTACTAATCTATCTAAATACCACTGTGCTTTTTTTAAATCCTCCAATGGCTCTCCTTTAAATTTATATCTTGAAATATACTTCAAGACATTACCTTTCAAGTAACCATGATATTCATCGTTGGTCATACAATCCTTGATGACATCAATAGTTTCTTTTTTACCATACTTATAATGTGGTGGGGAATTAACATTATCATTTTTACTAAAAATAATATCATTAACTTCAGTACCTATTTCTGCTTCATCTGCCATATTTTCTTTTAACGGTATTGTATTCCAAAGTTTCAATATCGTATTCTCCTTTATAGACATTCCTTTTAATAATTAAGCCACTCCACCACATATGTTGCGTATTACGAGCATAGTCTTCTTTATGATGCAAATAACATCCAGTGGATAGTCCCATAACTTTTCTCCCTAATGGTAATGCACAAACAGAATAATCAAATAAATGGCAATGACCAACAGTTGATGATACCTTATTTTTTAATAAGAGAGAACGAGCGATATTGTCCCCGCTAATAGGTTTACCCAAAATACCAGTAGGATAATTATGACAATAGTGTATGCCGTCAATAACAATTGGATCTTGATATGGAATAACCTCCCAACCAAATTCTTCAAATTTAAAATCCTTTGTACCAATTGTCCCGTCAAGTTCTGGTGTTTCATTTATTACCCTATCTATCCTATCCTCATGATTACCTAGTAACATGACTTTTCTAGATCGTCTTCCATTAAGACCTTTGTTAAACTTTTCTAATGCGTCATGTGCATGGTCAATATCTTTCTTATATCTTCTACCTTCGAAAGATTTCTTTCCTTTATCATAACTTGATAAAGAATCCATACTAGAAAGGTCTCCCATGCATACTATGGTATTTGGTTTTAGATCTTTTGCTAATTTTCCTGCCCATAAAAATCTATCATTGCTTGCCTTGGGGTTACAATGAGGATCTCCTATTACTAAATGTGTTACCATTAGTTTAACTCCTTGTTGCGTTTACGTTTTAGATATTTTAAAAAATCAATAATATTTTCATCATTATCAAATTTTGCTACGTCATCAATTCCTCCATTTGGTTTATGTTTATATTTATGATCATCTGCAAATCCTTTTATACCTAGTAAAAAAGTAGAATGGGGATCTGTAGTTGCCTGCTTTATCATACCTCGTGCAATAGTAGAAGTCAATTCAAACTGTTCATCACTCATTTTATTGCGACCATCGAGTACAATTCCACAACTAAAGCCTTTTTCCCATGGGGTAATTAAAACTTTAATTGAATTTATAAAAGGAAATTTAGTTTTTTTATTCATATCAATTTAATGTTGGCGTATCAAATGGCCTAACATCTTCTTTAACTGTTTCTAGAATTTCATCTATTAATAAATCAAAATCTTCTATAGGTAAAGATGTTTTATATAATCTTAAAGCTTGAGCAAGTAACACTCCTGAAACTGCCAAAGGATCATGGTGTTTACAAAGTTCAGTCATCGTCTTAAAGACTTGGTTGTAAATAACGTCTGCTTCACTTGAGTTTATCTTTTTCATATTTTATCATTACAGGTTCTGTTAAAAACCCTACATTATTTAACCTCATAAAATGTTTTGCATCAACAATAACCAAAGGATTCCTATGGTTCATTTTAATAAACACTAAAGGCTCCTGACTTCCATGCGAAGTAGCTTGATCATAGGCATCATACATTTTTTTCCATCCTTCAGTATTCTTACATTCAATATCATAAGGGAACACCTCTCGTGCTTTCTTAGATAGTTTAACATCAGCACCACGTTCTCCCATGATAGCTACCTTAATATCATCATCGGTAAGGGCAAGGAATAGACCCCTCAAACTATCCCTCACCCAGTTCTGTAGCCTACGCCCCTTGGCTTTTCGACTTCTCGTAGTTGTCATCTTTCCTCGGATTGTTTACTTCAGTATACCAAACCCACTTAGGGTTTTTACCTTGTGACTGCTGTTGCGGTAACAACTGCAGTTTACTTCCCCAACAAGGAAGTTTGTATGGGCAAAATGAACACACTGTACCCAAAACTCGGTTACCTGTTTTTTTAGTTCTATAAGTTTCCTCAATCTCTTCATAACATTTTTTAAAAGGAACTTTATTTTTTAATGCTTCTAGATTTTCTTTAGCTGTCTTAATAGCTTTAACTCTATACTCTTCATCGGCAAGTGGAGTCTTACAAACTGTCCATTCACCAGTTGATTTATTAATTACAATCCACCCACCGAAAGGTATCTTCTCACTTGCACCATACAGGTATCCTTGAGAAGCATACCCAAATGCATCATCCTTTACAACCTCTTCAAAACCACCTGCTGTCCCGAATTTCTTTTCAAAGGAATAAGGTGATGCACTTTTAATATCCCAAACCTTTGAATCAATCTTAACATCAATCCTACCTTCAAGCGATGTTCCATTAAATTTATAGTTAACATTCTTTTGTTCATCTTTAATCTCCACTCCTGCTGACTTTAAAACAAATATTGCTAACGCCTCAATCATATCCCCAAAAGTATTTCGTATTTTAACATTATAGGGTTGACCTTCGCCCTTTATATTTTTTGCTTCCATTTGCAATTGGCACAAAGGTCTACCTATATTGGACATTCTTGGTCGAAATCCATCCCTGCGTTTTTCTGAAAACTGTTTTTGTAAAGCTAGCTTACATGCTTCACCAAACTCTTCAACAAGTTTATCAGAAATTTTAGCAGGTTCTTTTGAAACCCTGTCTAAATACAACTGTACTTTTGAGAGGATATCCGTCATTATCTTGATAGTACTTCTGCTGGATCTTCTACTTTAGAAATTATTGTAGCAGATTCTCCATCATTAGAACTATATTTATTTTTCTTAGCAGTCTTATAAAGATCTACAACTTCAATATTTTCTGTATTAATAACTTCTTGAAATACAGTTAAAGTTTCTATATCTTCTTTAGACATTTGCAGATTAGCATCAGCATTAACAGAAATTTCAGGAATATAATATACATTCCCACCTTTCTTCTGTCTTTTAGAATCAATTGAAAACGTACAAGAAAACATTAATTTCTTACGTTTATTAATTTGATCCAACGCAGAACCTACAGGAGAAAAGGCTGTTCCAGAAACTCTCCATAACACAGGAAGATTTTCAATTGTATGCTCTTGTCCATTTGCTTTTATTCCTTTAAAGGACAATAAACCATACAACAGTCTATAGCATCTTATAGTTCTTTGTTCTGCTAATTGTTCAGGTGTTAAAGATGGTCTTTCCCTGAAAGGAACTTTACCACATTTTACACCACCTAATATATCAATCGCTTCTTCTTTCCAGTTCTTGAAAATAATAGAACGATTTACATACTCACTTTTCTCAGGATCATAATGCATGTATTGCATCGCACTGATAAAAGGTCTGAAAGTAACAGGCTTACCAAAAACATTTTGACCTACACTTGAGTCGTAAGTAAATAAATGTCCTACTGGTAATTTATTACCGTCATCGTCTTCGGGATTACGATTGATTCCTAGTCGTGGTACATTAACACCATTACTAGATCCATCGTCTTGTCCAATGGCTTGCATAATTTGCTCATTAGACATTTCTTTTATGTTTGCTATTTCATTTTTTTCCATAGCGTCCTCCTTAATTGATTTGCTTATATCATATTTCGGGGTATTTGTCAAGTGTTATTTTAATATTGCAAGTATTATACAATACCAAAAAGCCATAAAAAAAACTACTTCAATTACAGCTGTCATGATAGGACCTAGCATACCCTAGTACCCCCATCAGTCAACTCATATGGAAGCTTTTCCATAAGAGCAAACCACATTAGATAACTTTGTAGTTCTTCATCACGATTTATATATAGCTTCGTGGGTATACCCTCAAAGTCCTGCTTTAATTGCTGAAGCTTGTCATAGGCTTCTTCTTGCTCATCCTTACCATGATCTCCCCAATGCTCTTTATCAAGTATGGGTATCTCTTTAGCTTTGTACATGTGCCTCCTTAAAATGGTATGTCATCATCCACTTCAGCTTCCTTTTTATGTAATGGTGGTAGCTGTGTAGACTGAACATAATATACTGAATGATCTTCACCTTTAGCTTTAGAAATATCATTTAATTTTTGTGCAATCTCTTCAGCTTTTACTGGGCTTTCTACTACCATTTCAACAAGAACTGATGGTGCCGTACTTGCCCAATATCTTACTTCTAATATTAAATTAGTTTGCATGATTTTCCTCCTTCATATCTAACCAATTATATCCCATCTTAACATCAGTGTCAAGGGGAATGTTAAAATTAATTCCGTAATACTGCTTAAGTGCAGGTATTACAGAAGCTGTACCCTGTTTAAATATTTTACTCATTACAACTTCTTCACCAGGATAAACATCAGCCACAATAGAATCATGGACTGTGTTAATAAGTAAACTCTTTACCTTTTGTTCTTTCATTAGTTCATATATTTTTATACATGCTAATGGTACAATGTCAGCAGTTGCGAAACCTTGTACTGGATAATTTTTTATTTGTGTACTGTAACTCGATCCACCCCAAGGCATTCTCTCTGCATATGGAAAGGAATACTCTCTTCCTGTAGGTGTTTTAATTCGTTTAAGTTTAATAGCTTCTGTTTGTAGTTGCTTATGCCACTCTGTTATATCTCTGTATTTTTCTGCAAATCTTCTGTAATATCTTTTCTCTTCTTCTGTTCCTGTAATGCCTCCATATAAAGGCTTAAACGTATGTGCCTTTGCATCTTGTCTGGATACACCAATAATATCAGCTGTATACTGATGCACATCTATTTTATTTTTTATATCTTCCATTCCCTGTTTATCCTGTGCTAAAAACACAGCTGTTCTAAATTCTAATTGTGAAAAATCTACCTCAAGAATACGACCACCCTCAAATCTAGAAACTACAACCTTACGAATAGGAAAGGTTCCACCCCGTGGTTGATTCTGAAAATTAGGATCACGACTTGATAGCCTACCTGTTGCTGTTACTGCCTGCATAAACTTAGGATGTAAAATATTCCTTTCATTTTTAAATGATTTAATTCCTGCAACAAAAGTATGTAAATAAGTATCCACTGAATTGTATCTTATAATAGCTTCTATAAATTCTTTTAACTCACCCTCTGCCTCACCTACAATTTTTCTTAAAGTCAGTCTATCAGTTCTAAAACCAGCTTCAGCAATATCATATACACCCATAGGTCTTTGATTAAACCCTGCAACCTTTGCTAGCTTTGCATAGGTATAACCTTCCCCATCACACTCTGAACACTTAGTATAATTTTTGTACGGACTACCATCCTTTCTAACTTTTTGTATGACACCCTTACCTTTACAAGGTATACATTGTTCTGCCGTTGTTTTATGTATAATCTCTGTATTAATTCTAACTAAATCCCTAAAATAAGTACGTGAAAATCGTGGTCTTTTTTTATTTTTACCTGTATGTTTATCAATACCTACATTAAATAAACGTGCCCATTCCTTTTTATCTTTAGGTTTTTTAGAATAGATTAACCACGACAATTGTTCAGGACTAGCTAAACTAATTGTAGTATCACCCATCTTTTCATATACAATCTTGGCTATTTTTTGACCTAAATAAGTAAACTCTGCATTATACTCTCTTTCAACTGAAAGTAAAGTTTCAGAGTCAATGTAAATACCATTGCGTTCCATATCAGTTAATACAATTAAAAATTCATTCATCATTTTAGCTGTTCTTAGTAGTCCTCTGTTTTGTTCTGATTTAAAATCATCCATTTGTGAATCAAATAATTTCCTTGTTATTTCTACGTCTATGCGACCATATTCTTCTACCGTATCTGCATCTATATTTTCTAAAGACCTACCCAAATCCATTTCTTCCTGTATTAATTTACTTTTTTCACCAAGATTTCTACGCTTACAACACATATCCAGTGTTAAACTTTTACGTATACCACGATTTAAAATATATTCACCTAACATTGTATCATATACTTTTCCTTCATATTTAAATCCTGCTTCTAACAACCACTCTAAATCAAATTTTATATTGTGTCCAACTAATAATGTTGTCTTATCTAATGCAGCTTGTATTTTATAATAGCAACCTTCGTCTACCCTTTGGGTATGGTTTGTAAAATAATACTCATCATTAATTCCTACACTTACCAAAATATTCTTTGGGTTAAAAGGCAATGGATCTTTACCACCATGCCCTGTCTTTTGATAAGATGTTTCTACGTCTACTATGCTAATCACTATACCTACTTGTATATCTATCTATAATACAAGATGGATCTCCATGCCACCCTGTTATTTTATTCTTACTCACATTTAATACTCTCGCATTATTAGTTGGATCAGCAGTAGTATTACTTCCAATGCCAATAATCAAATCAGCCTCGGCTGCCTTACCTGTTTTAGAATTTTCCATCATATCAAATGATATACTGTTTCTATTATGTGCATCTGCTGATGCCTGTGATATAGCTATCACCACACAGTTTCTTCTCTTAGCTATCTCTCTTGCACTGGTATAAATAGCCCTTAATTTTTCATCAGTTCTTGCATAAGAACCTGTAATACCTATCTTATCTAGCTGATCAATTACAACAACATCTGGATTATATTTTTCACAATGGCGATCAATATCCTGAACTGTCCAATCAACTGTATCAATCATTTCAATATTATCTTTTATTCTTTTCCATTCTTCGTAAGCCTCACCAATATTTTCACTGATCTGTTCTTTATTTAATCCTGTAAAACAAGTGATAGCCCTCATTTGAGTACGTACTGCTGGTTCCTCATTAATAAATGCATGTATCTTTGCACCTTGCTCGGCAAAACCATTAGGTCCTGCAACAAGGCTTACCCAAAAAGCAGTCTTGCCTACTTCGGGTCTTGCAAATACAATAACCAAATTTCCAGGTCCAACACCACTAATATTTTCTTTTAATCTCATTAAATTAAATTGCCATTTACTTATTACATTTAACTGTTTAATTAAATCTTCAATATCATCGGTTACAGATTCCAATTTTTCTTCAGGTAATCCTTTCTTGTGGTCTTCAATAATTTTATTAATAATATCAAACTCAGCAGGTTTACCATTAAATATTTCTGTAGCTTCTATAGCTATACGCTGAGCCACATCTCTTTGTGACATGATATTAACAATATCTTTAGCAATAGCTTCACTAGGTTCTGTTGTTTCTTTGATGTCCTCAACAAGTTCACTGAATTGTTCCTTGGCTGCACGAGTAAGTGCTGGATTATAAACTCCTGTGTGTAGGGTATACAATTCATCAACACTTAAATCGGCATCGTACTTTTCATGTGCCTTTTGTATAGTTTCAAACAAAGCACCGAAGCTACCTTGAAATACATTCCTAGATATTTGTCCTTTGTATTGAACATAAAATTTCTTATTCAACATTAACTTAAGTATTTGTTTTTCTATCATTTTCTATACTCCTTTTCTATATAAACCTCTAATTCGTTTATTAAAAATTTATATATTTTTTTACCATGTATAATCTGATAGTCTCTATTTATCAAATTAGGATTTTTTATAATATAAGTATCTGGAAAAATCCGTTCATTGTTTTTATTTTTATAAGTTATATCAACTCGTAAATCATTTTTTAATCTAAAGTCAGCAATTCCTATGCTATTATCTTTCCAAACAGGTTCTCTTATTTCATATTTATTTATCATTACATCCCTGACTTTCTTATTCGATTAATTTTATCTTCAACTTCATGGGCTAACCTTCTATTATCCTGCCTCAACTCACAAATTTCTTTTTCGGCTTCTTGTCGTAGCTTATATTCCTTCTTGTACATCTCTTCCCAATTAGTCTTATTTTCCATAGAACATCTCCTTTATTTCTTCTGTATTAAAATATTTTAAATCATCTGTCAATGTTTTAACATGAACATTTTCAAATCCACCAAGTCTTAATTCACTGGCTATCTCAAATGATTTTGTTGTTGCATCCCTGTCTAATGCCACATATAAATTCTTGTAGGAATTTAAAAATTTTTTATGGGATTGCTTTAATGACGTACCCATAATAGAAACTCCTGTAAGTATATTAGATACAGCACAAGCAGAAGCACAGTCTTCTACAATAACTGCATCATCACATATACCACATATAAAAGGCACATCCTTATTAGCATACATATACCACTTAGGATATGTTGCTGAACTCAATGCCCTGCCTATTGCTCCAACATGTTCATGTGCTTTGTGTTCATTCCTAATTAAGAATACAACTCGATCCTGTTTTACATCATACTTAATATCTGCTCTACCCCAAGACCATGCTTCCCAACAATTGTTTTTATGTAGGTACATCATGGCTTTCTCATTTGAATGTACGGATTTAAAACTGTCAGGTAAATAAAATTCTGTATCCAAACTTTCATCTTTCTGTTTGAATGTTGTATTAACATAACTCATATTTTTCTCTCCTTGTTTCTTGCCTTTAGCAGTACAAGATGCATGGAAACAATACCAACCTATACTACCATCTGTTGTATTAACTGTAAGAGTATTCTTGTTACTACAAAAAGGACAATCCATTCTCATCTCTGTATCTGGTGGAATTAATAGTCCCTCGACCACTGCTAGTTGTTGTTTAAAATTCATTTAAAATATTTATTGCCACCTTTTTTTAATAATCTAACATGCGTAATATTATAATTATTATTTTCAGTAAATTTATAATCTTTACTTTGCATATCTCTTTTTAATTCCTCGTAATATTCTTTAACTTCACCAAATATAATCTTTTCATATAATACACGTATTTTAGGAAAGTATACCCAATCTGTACCAGGGAATCTAAAAAGATTTTTAAATTTAGCTACATAAATTTGAAGATTTTTATTTTTAGCTGCAGGAATTTTAGTATTAATAATAAATCCCCAATGTCTCCATGTGACAAAAATTTTTCTATCACCTTTATCTATATTATCTTTGTCATATTTTAAAAGACTTTTAATTTTACTCATAATATTACTTCCAGCTGTTGACTAAAATTCATACCCAAGTACCTAAAATATTTTCTTTTTCTTTTTTTGTATTATTAAAATCTTCTTCATAGGTAATTATAAATCTTGTATCAGAATAAAAAGTATCTGATTCTATTTTTGCTAATCCTTTATCCATATGCAATGCTAATGTATCTTCAAGCATTTCTATTGAAGGCTCTGTATTAAATAACATTTCAGTTGTACCAAATATACCAAAGCCATAAAATCTAATTTTGTATTTTTTCATTCTCTTTTTCTATACCACACTTTTGTTTATTTGTCAAGTGCTTTTGTTTTTTTCTGTACTTTATTATTTTTAATGGTGGAAGAGTCCCATTGTGATACTCTGGGTTTTCCTTTTTTAATTTTGTCCAGTAAGACGGGTGTTTGTATTCTATTGTCATAAGCAAATGCCTCCGTATTTTGTGCGTTAGCTCCTATATAATTTCTTAGCTTTTACTTTTTGTTGTATGTCTAATCTAAATT